TAGGGAGTGATATATAAGCATAACCCATTGATTCAAGGATTTGCATCACCTCAGCATACTCGTCTGGCCATTCCATATCACCATTGTGATATGGGAAAACATCAACGTCACACTCTAATATTGAGGCAATACATGTTCTCCAACAATCCCCATGCTGTTTGTCTGGGATGTGTAGATATTTTTGTTTTAGCGGAATCATAATATATAATTTTGTGACGACTGCCCTAATCCAATATGCCTCATTTCCAAATCAAGCAGGTAGGCAGGGTTAATACTGTGTCTGCGATACCAATGCCCTATCATATAATCGCCCCTTTGAAAGTGCCTCTTATCAAGGCATAGCCTCTTGACAACATCTGCGGGTGCAAGCTGAAAAGCCCCTCCGGTGTGTGATGAAATCTCTACATTATACCCGTCAACCCTGAATCTTCTGAGTGTAGCCGGTTTGAAGTTAGGCAGTAAGTTCAGGTCAACAGGCGAAACGGCATAGTTCTTTTGCCGTTCAAGGAACGAAACCATCTTTTCAATTATGTCATCGGTGACAGTCTCAACATCATTATCAAGCTTCAGAATGTAGTCATAGCCCTCCATCTTGGAAACAGCAAGACAGAACGCCTCAGTTATCCCGTAGTTAGCATCAAGGAAGATATGATCGAACCTATTCTTTAAGTACTCCTGCGTCCCGTCCGTAGAACCGTTGTCGACAAACAGATGATAGTCTACTGAAGTCTTGGAATAGAAACTGTCAATAGTACGTTTTGTAAGTTCTAATCTGTTATACGTTATCGTTATCGCTGCTACACTCATCTATTGTATACTCAATTATTTCGTAATAGCACATACCATAAACCCACCGCCATTTACTTCGTGGCTGGTAATTAGTGTCAATTACTTTATCTAACAGAATTTCCTCTGCTTTTTCAATAATAGAACAGATACATATAATTTCTGAACTATAATTGAACTCTCCATGTTGAACTACATATACTTTCATAAGTTTTTATTTAATTCATTTAATCATACAACAAACATCATATACCTGTTTTGCAAACATACCATATCTGTCTGCCTTGCTTTCTTCATTAAGGTTGATGACAATTTTAGGTTGCAAATGACCTAACTCATGCCCAATTATTTCAACCAATTCATCAAATGAGCAATCATGTTCTTTAAATAAATGCAGTTCGTTGGGGTTTTTTATTATAAAAGCCACTATTTTACCCACTGTTATCCCTGCGTAATTTTCCCAATATTCAGCAGGTATTTCACCAAATGGTTTATATTCACTATTGGCAAAATCCTTAGGGGTTTGATATTGGAATATATTAAGGTTCAGGGGAGCGTAATAACTATTTACTGATTTTTTCATATCCCGTTAAAAATTATTACCGAGAACAAATTTTGCAAATTCATTCGCAAGTTCTAATATGGTTTTGTCCTTAACTTGCGGATCGTTTCGTGTTAACTCTGAGTTTTTTAATTTACAAGCCTCAATAAGACACGACAACATTAATTGACATCTGGTAATTGTATCCATTTACTTATTTTTAAATTAGGGTACTCTATAAGGTTTTCCCCGTCCCCTATATTTATTATTTAATTTTCATAATTCATACCCGTTAGTTCTTCCTGTACCTGGCACATGACATACATAATACTCCGGTGTCTCAATCTTTTTGAAGTTCTTAAACTTTAACAATTCCCTCACAAAATGATAATCATGGGCATATCCTGAGACGTTCCACTTAACATCCAACTCCCTTTTGTGGCATATGTTTGAAGTCCCGTGTTTGCCTATCTGGTATATATCACAGAAGTTCTCCTTCCAACCCCCATCATAGCGAATATCATTGAACCATACCCAATCTTCACCGTTAAGGTTCTTGTTAATGATAGCAAGGTGTTCACTCCCGTGCAGATCATCAATATCAAGATAAACAATATAATCCCCCTTCGCCTCTACTATGCCTTTGTTACGAGGGCCACCCCCGAATAGCTTACCTCTCTCGATAAGGAAGGAACGCACGTTCACAGCATCCTCTACTAACTCAATAGTCCTCTTACACCCGTCAGCCACAACAATAATCTCAAAGTCTTTAAAGGACTGCTGTTGTGCGGAAGCAACAGCCCGTAACAGTTTGTCTTCCCTGTCGTGTGCTGCTCCCGGGTAGGGTGCCAGTAATGATGCCATGACAATGCTGAACCTCATTCCGCAAACTTGTTATTCTGCTCCTGCTCTGCAAACTGCTCCATATCCGCTTTCTTCTCTGTGTCGATAAGCGTCATGTACTCCTGTGCTTTAGCCTTTACCCTCTTGACTATCTCATCATAAGCAAGGTCGTAAAACCAAACTCCTTTAGTCTCGTTCTCGAGGTCAGAAAAGATTGATTCAAAGTTCTCCCATAATGCCCGTTGATACTTTGGCACATTGCCCTGAGAAATGATAAAGCGTATGTTAGCCTCGGAATAGCCCCGAAACGGGTTTATCTGATTCTTAATCCTTATCTGCTTCAAAGCTTCCGGCCGGTCAGAATACAGTATCTCATTTATGTCATCTTCAATAGCTGCAATAGTGGAAGTGGAAGCGGATGCGTCTTTTGCTATCTTTAACTCCTCCATAAGCTCTGAGAGAGTCTTGAACTTGAAGTCATTCGGGAACTTATGCTGAAGTTCTAATCCATTGTTAAGGTCCGTAAACGTGGCAATATCATACACTACAAATTCCCATATAGCTGAGTAGTTACGACCAAAAGGATAAAGAGTATCATTAAGATTATCTGTATCTAAAATGTCATGTGTAGCTGTTACTTGAACCTCAGCCTTAGTAAACATATCATTATTAAACATCTTAGTCCAAACTTTTTTCTCAAGCTTCTCAAGGTAGTCGCTGTCAAACTGAAGCAGCTCAATGTCTGGGGAGTGGTCATAAGCCATCTGCTCAAGATCAATCATCTTTGTGGGGTCTTTTGGCAAGTTCAGGGAAACAACATCCTGAGTCCCCTTATGGTAAGGTTGAATACCTGTCCCTTGACAAACACTGCACATATTTCCATCCAGTAAATATCCATTCTTACACCCCGGATTATTACACGGAGTAACATAGCGGAACCTCTGTGGGAAAGCCACCATTGATGTTGACAAGTCAAGTTCTGAATCAATCTTGAGAGTTTTTTCCAGTAGTCCTATGACACAATGAAACAGGCTGACAAACGTCCTTCCTTTAGTCTGCTCATCTCTGATATACCCGAACCGCATAGCAGGTACTTTCTCGTTCTTCGGCTCGTAAAAGAGAACTTCAAACCATCTGTTTGCAAGATATTCCGTTGCCTTACTTTCTGCCACCTGGTTGCAAACAATTGTATCATAACCAAGATACATGGTATATTTCACTCCTTCCTTTTCAATGTCACCGTCTCTGTATTTAGTAGGCAGTTTCACAACAAGGTAATCAAGTATCTCATTGTTGTATTTAAACATCACCGCCTCTGTTGAACTTGCTACGAAAGGATAGGGCTGCGCTTTCTCCTGTTTGTTATCGAAGTTGTCAAACTCCGTTACAAGGAAAGCATTCGGGTCAATGTAGTTATAGTCAACATAAGCATACTCAAGATACTCCTCAAGGGACTTGTCACCCCAGTAGGTCTGAATGAACTTTTCCAGTTCTATCTTCTTCGCTTCAGCATCACCCCCGTAGTCTATTTGCCTTACGAGTGGTTGCTTGCGGAGAGCCTTTTGAAATGGCAGTTTCGTTGAGTTAAGAGTGGAGGGAATGATTGACTTGTAAATCTTCTTTATCTGTTTGAACTCCTCGTCAGTCACCCTAGTCTCTATCTTGTGAAGCATCTCTTCGATGCCGTCACCGGTCTTCATGGCATAATACTTGTCAGCCAGTAGCGTCACACGCTTATAGTCTTCGTGCCGTTTCTCCTCTTTGATAATCTCTTTCAGTAATAAAAGCCCGTCTTCTTTTTTCATGTTATTACAATTTAACCATCCAACAACCTTCAAATTCATAGTCTTTGTTTACCCTGTCACCGAATATCTCAGTAACAGCCTTCACTACTCCTTCGTAGGCCGGGTAGTCATGCCCCGCAATAATGCCCCTCACTTTAGGAAGCCAAGCTAATATGTCTCTCTTTACACTCTCATAGTCGTGTGCAGCATCAATGAACACAAAGTCTACTGCATCAAAATACTGTGCTGCGTCAGCACTATCCATTACCATAAGGTTAAACTCCTCTTTGTATGATGCAAGGTTATTATTGAACTTCTCCAATAAACCCCCACTCTGATCCTTGAAATGGTCAACAGCCGTTATCTTCAACTCTTTACCGGCTTTCATCTTCTCCCTTATCAGATAAATCAATGACTGCCCCTCAAAACAGCCTATCTCGACAAAGTGAGATCCTTCAGGGAATGAATAAACCATATCCTTGTAAAAGGTGGGCCAGGTAAAGAAGCCGTTAACCATTATAATAGTCTTTAAATAATTCAACTGCACAATAATCTAACAGGTCGCCAAAATGCCCGTACTTCTGGTACTTGTCTCCTGTCTCTTTGTCCTCGACAATATGCTTGTCCTTTGTCCCGTCAATAGCCTGCTTTGTGTAAAGTAAGTCAGCTATCATCTTATGACACTCCTCATCAACAATAAACTTAATAGGGAGCTTACCTTCCAGTATCCGGTTCATAAAGTCCCTGCGAAGCGGAATAGAGGGGTTTGATATTAACGTTCTGTCACTACCATTAACCAGGTACTTCGTAAGCTTAAACTCGACAACCTCGTAGTGATGCTGAAAGTCTGTCTTCGCTGCTGCCACTTTTCTTGAATGTCCTGAAGCATCACCGTAGTAATAAACCAAAGGTTTGTAATTGTCATACCTCTGGATGAACTCATCACATACCTCCTCTGTTGAGTTACGGGGGTTCTGAAGGGCTATCTCATCAAAGAACCGCCATTCCCAATACCAC